CGCCGTGTACGAGTTCGTCGGACGTGTGACCGAGAGGAAATGACATGCCACTATTCGAGGTTCAGATCGTCGATCGACGCACGGGGAAAGACCACTGGGTTGAGGTGGTGGCAAGCTCCCGAGAGGATGCGATCGAGAAGGCGGCAGCCTCGGGCGAGATGGTTGGGGACGCGAGACTCAAGTCACTCGTGGAGCCGGTGAAAGCAGCGCCAACGGTCGCAGCTCCCGCGCCCGCGCCGATGCCAGCGCCGCCCCCCGGCGTGGCGACGTGCCAAGTGTGCAGGTCTACTAGCCTCGCGGAAGTGAACGACACCACGGGCGTTCGATTCCTTCTCGGCATCCTGTGCGGCTTGCTGGCGATCGGAACGCCCTTTACGTGCGTGGGGATCTTCGCAGCGCCGGTGTTCCTACTGCTGTGCATCATCCTTGTCACCACCTGCAAGAAGGCCCGGAAGTGCAATGCGTGCGGCCACGTCACGCCGCTCGGAAGCGGACTGTTCATGCCGGGGGTAATCATCGCCGTCGTCGTGCTCGTGCTCACGATCGCCGCGGCCGCGATCGTTCTCGGTGGGTTCGTAAGCGTCATGGGCAAGGCAGCAGAGCGAGCGTCCCAGGCACAGCCCGCCACTCCCTCCCCTGCTTCCACCCCATCCCCAGCGGTTACTCCGGACGCTCCCAAGCCCGCAACGCCAGCCAAGCCAGCGGCCCGCACCGTCACACCCCCCAAGCCCCGCGCGGCTCAGGTGGGCCAAGCGTTTCGCTCAGGCGACATTGAGGTGACGATCGTGCAGGTGACGAAGGGGCGGGTACTTGTGAAAGAGATCGGATCAGAGCGAGGAAGCAGCCAGTCCGACCTGCTCACGCTCGACATCGAGATTCGCAACACATCGACCACCCGCAAGGTCGATTACGAGCCCTTCTCGGGCGGACGATTCGGCAGTGCTCATTACACCGTTGTCGATGATCTTGGCAACCGCTACAAGGCGATCACGTTTGGACCGACATCAGAGATCGTCGGCCAGTTGACGACAACGCAATCCCTCTATCCAGAGGTGATGATGACTGATCGGCTCGTCATTGAGGCCCCGATCGGCAACGCCAAGACATTCACTGTGACGATGCAGGGCGGACCAGTGAGCGCTCCGGGCCCGTTCGTCTTCGAGTTCTCCACGGGCTCCATCACCCGCAAGTGAACACGCCCGCCGGGTGGTCAGTCCAGCGGGCGCTCTGGCCCCTTGGGGGCCGATGTCCGGCGCGGAGAACACGAGAGACGCCGGGGGAGGTTGGCTCAGCCGAAGAAGCCGCCGCGCGGGTCAACGCCCGTCGCGGTCGAGCCGGACGGGATGTACGGAGCAAGCAGCAGGCCCGCCATGCAACGCACCGCCGGGACGGTCGTGAAGCCGCCACTGGCGACCACCGAAGGCGTTCCGGTCATCTCGCCCGAGCCAGCCAGCAGCGCCGACAGAGCGCCAAGGTTCGAGAGCGTCGGAACGCCGCCGTTCTTGTAGCTCGTGCGCTGCAGGTTCGTCTGGGTCGTGCCGAGCAATTGCGTGATCGTGCCGATCAGCTTGGGCTCATACGTCTCGGCGCCGTCGTCCTGGATGCCTCGCATCACCATGTAGACATCGCACGCCACGGGCTGGCCCGTCGCGCCCGTTCCGCAGAGCTCGATCAGCGTGCGAGCATTGGGGCGAAGCTCGGGACCGCCGTACAGGACCGGCACCCACGCATAGTCCGCGACGGTGCCGATGATCGTGTCGAGCTGGGCCTTGGTCAGCACAGCGTTCGGCGCGGCGGGGGTGCCGCGCGTGATCGCCGCCGGGGGCGTCGGGGGCGAGCCGGGAGTTGCGGCGCGGAAGAAATTGAGCGGGCCGGAGTTGATGAACATGGGTGGTCCTCAGATGGAGAGTTCGTCAGAGAGCGAGCGGAGTGCGATTTCTGGGTATGTCGATGCGGCCATCGACAGGCCGGAGCCCGAGACGGTGTACCGAGCGCGTGAGAAGATGGCGTTGTGCAATGCCTGCGCGCGGAGTCGAGCGCCGTGGGCGGACTGGTGAACCACGTCGGGGCCGGGAGAGACCAGCGGAGCGCGGTAGCGAATCCACTTGTCGGAGTTCGCACCGGCAAGGCCGGGCGTGTTGCCCACATTGCCATTGATGGCGCTCATCCAATAGTCCAGACCATCCGCGCCGGTGGTATAAACCTTGGCTCCACGCGCGTAGGTCGTGCCTGCGGCGTAAGCCGTGGCGGTTGATCCGTTGTCGCCAAGTCCCGTCGTGCTGTAACCGACGTTGGCGAGTGTGGCAACGCTGTTGACCACGATCCCGGCCACACCGTACCCGTTGCAGGCCGTCGTCATGCCGTCGATGAGTCCGCCCGTCAGTTCGTCGAGTTCCGCAAAGCCTGCGGAGTCTCCGCCGGCAGACACTCGCATGTTGTCCGTTTCGGCAATGACGATGATCTTGGCTCGCTGCGCACTGGTCAGGCCACCGATCAGCACGTCGAGTGCCGATTGGATGTCCACGCCGCACGAGGCAGCGGAACGCGCGAGACCGAAGAGAGCGTTCGTCCATCCCGCAAGGTCGAGGATAAAGACGTCGCAGTCGTCCACCATCGCGGCGATGACCGGCCCGGCCTGCGTGTGCGTGCCCGAGCCCGAGTTGAAGAACTCGTAGATGGATTTCCCGCCGATGCCTGCGAGCGACCAAACCATCCCGCTCTTGGCCTTGGTGCCGTGCCGCACGCGCACGCCGAGGATGGACATGAGCTTCGCACCGCCCGGTGCGTAGATGTTGAACCAAGGCACTTTGCCCGCAGCGCTGACCGTCACGTCCCCCAGCTTGGCAAAGACCATCGCGCCGTTGGCAAGACCAGCCACCCCCGTTACGGTCGCGGGCGCTGCGATCGACGACGGAGCACCTGTGCCAAAGTTCCACGGGTCGGTGTTCTCGATGTTGCGCGGGTAGTCGTGCTCCATCTGTTGGAAGGTCATCTCCGATGAGCCAGTGATGCCACCAGCCGTGCCCGTGAATCCAGCGATCAGCGCCTCAAAAGTGCATTTGAGGTTGCCGCCACTTGTCCAGTCGAAGCAGGTTCCGCCGTACGCCGCGAGGCCCGCAGGCGAACACTCGCAGTTCGCGGGCACGCTGCCACGGAAGACGTTCGAGCTGTTGATGCCCTGCCACTTCATGCCGGGCAATCCCTGCGCAACAGAGAAGTAACCCGCCGTCCCGCTCTGGACCGTGGGGTCCGCGAAGCGCATGTTGAACTGGACGTGACCCTTGTTGCCCGCGTTGTCGTACGTCGTGCCGGGCGGGATCAGCGCCGAGACCGTCGGCACGCCGACGCGAAGAACCGCTTCGAGGTTGCACGCACTAGCCCGGTACAGACCCGAACCGCCGGGGAAGGTCTCTTCCGAGTCGCCGATGATGAGCCCATGCGTGAACGTGCCGGGCGTTTGGATCTTGCGCACCAGCGCATTGAGTTTGGACACATTGCCCACAGCAACGTGAGCGGGGAAGGTCGCGTTCTTTGGATAGGCGTTCGCCACTGTTTACACCTTCACCTTGGAGTCTGGAGCGGGAGCGACCGGCGCGACCGTCGAGAGGCCGCGCAATCGCTCCTCGTTGAACACGCGCCAGAGCGGAGTCTGTGAGAGTTCGTCGAACGTCGAGATGACCGTCTCGGGAACGGGCTGCTTGCTCGCCATGGCCTGAGCCTGAGCGATGGCACACGCGATGCTGCCATAGCAGAACAGGGCGACCGAGCAACCCATCTGCCGCGCGAGGTCGAAGATGACGCGGACTTCATCCTCGGGCACGATCTGACCAGCGTTGGCACCGGCACTGTCACCCCGCCACGGCTCGACAATCAGCGTGATCGCGTTGCCCAGCATCTTGGCGCGGGCGATCGAGCGGCGCGTCCGCTCGCGGAACACGTCGAGACTCACGCCGCCAGCGCTGTAGACCGGGACGATCACGCTCGCAAACTCGCGGAGCAAGCCCTGAGACTGAACGACTTGGCAGGTTGAGCGCCAAGCGCCGTCCACCATCGCCAGAGCGAGGCCGCGCCAGCGTTCGTCCGCGTGCTCTGCGGTGCCGGAGTCGGGCTTGACGACGGTGAAGAGGTGGAACCGCTGACGGGGCCGCTCACGGCGGAGCCTTCCGATGTCGCGTGCGAGGACCAGCCAGTTATCGACGAGGTACTTGGTCTCTGCGTCACCCGGCATGAGCCCGAACTCGGGCTCGTAGTTCACGCAGATGTCGGCGTGCCGCGCGTTGAAGTCGTCCCACGCCCACATATTCACGATCGGGAGCGTGATGAGGCCAGCGGCGAGCGCTGAGGGGACGAGCTTCGGTGTGCAGTCGTAGAGGTTCATGGGTGGGTGGGAGGCGGTGTGCCCGTAGCTTTCTGCCACAGGAATGCGACGACGGACGTGAGCGCGGCGGTGACCGAAAGCCACATGATGCGGACCACGCTCCCGAGCGCACGTTCGATGATGCGAACGCGCTCTTGCAATCCCTTCGTCTCGCCGTCTGGCGTTCCGACAAGGGCTCGCTCGATCCGGTCGAGCTTGGCCTCGTTCCGGTCAAGCTTTTCCATGATGACATCGCGGTCGTCTGGACTCACTTCGTCGGCCCGCCCTTCTCCGGAGGCGGGGGAGGAGCGTCGCGCAGTTGCTTCGCACGCCACACCGACCAAGCGGTAGAGCCGATGAGCATGAATCCCGTCGTCAGCCATGCGATCACCTGCTCGATGGATTCGCCGGATGCTTCATACCCACGCTTGGCGCACCACGCGGCGATGAGCGTGATGAAGACCCGCGCGAGGTGTGAGGCCGCGGCCTGCAAAAAGAACTGGACATTCGGTGGCATCGGAAGACTCCCGGATGAAAACCGGGACGGGCCGCGAAGCCCGCGCCGGTGAGGTTGGACTTACTTGCCGGCGGGGCGCTTGTCGAGCCCTTTTTCCTTGAGCATGGCGGCAACGTCGTCGATGTGCAGGCAGTCGCACATACAGGCCGTCGTCACCGGGTTCTGAACCGGCGCGATGCTGCCATTGCAGTAGTCGTTGCCGGGTGTTGCCGAGTGAAGCACGCCAAACGCCGTGGGCACGCCGTTGTGGTCAAGCTGCACGATCTTGTCGCCATTCTGAGCTTCGCGGCCGTTGCGGTAGTGCATGTCAATTCCTTGCGTTGGAGGCTTGTGGGAAAATCGAGAGCAAAACCGGGGCGGGCCTCGCGGTCCGCTCCAGCGTGTGGATGTGCCTGTTACGGGACGCCCGAGAGAACCTTGATGATGGGCAGGAGCGACTGAGCCGCCGTATCGCCCACCTTTGCGAGTGCTTCGACCTCGGCCAGCCGCGCCGCCTTCTTGTCGGCGGACAACGCGACGAACGCCTTGACCTGCTCGGTGAGGCTGACGGCGAACGCCTTGGTCGGATCGCTCACGCTGGAGCCCAGCTCGACACCCTCGGCGGTAAACGTCCCGTCCGCGTTCTGAGTCACCTTGGCGACCTTGAGCGTGAAGTCGGTGCCCGAACGCATGACCGCCACACCCTTGGTGGTCGGGAGAATCAGCTCTCGGGAAGTCGCGCCGCCGCCCAGCGAATCAAGGGCGCTGGTAAGCTGGCCGGACTGGTCGTATTGCTCCAGCCGCGTGGTGAAGGTGGCCCCCACGGTGTCAACCGTGATGGTGCCGCCGTCCTTGCGCGAGACGTTGAGCTTGCTGGGATTGTCGGTGGCGATCGTCACCTTGTCGGCGGCGAAGTCGGCGGACTGTTGGAGGCTGGTGCAGCCCGTCGCCAGCACCGCGCAGAGCGAGGCGAGGCCAAGCAGGACCACCGCAAGTAGCGTCGTTCGGAGGAAACCGTTTCGCATGTGCATCTCCTGGGCGGGTGAAGTAGTGCCCGGTCGATGCTACAAGTGGTCCCTCAGACCGTGGGTTCTGCCCTGCGCTTCCATCGCTCGGTCAACTGCTTCAGCGCCACGATGCACCCACAGCCGGGAAGGTCTTTGGCTCGCTTGATCTGGCCGTCGTAGACCATCGCCAGACGCACCGGATAGGGCACCCCATACCAGCGCAGGCCAAACCATCGAACGATGCCATCGGGGTCGGGATGGACTCCCAGCGGGCACGGGTGACCGTCGTAGGTGAGCCGAACGGGGAACGGCTCGCCATGCTTGCACTGGCCGTCGTCGTAGTGCTTGCACTGGCGACAGATCGCGTACTTTGTCTGCGACGAGCACCGGACATCGCGCCCGTCCTTCGCCTTGCACCTCTCGGCATCGGAGCATCCGCAGCTCATGGGAGAATGTCTCCGTCTTCGTCAGAGCACTCGGCACAGGGCTTGGTCTGGGTGCAGTTGACGGTCCAAGTAATCGTCGTGTCCGAGGTGGTGTATGTGCCGCCCCCGCATCCCCACGTCCACGAGATGCCACCGCCCGAGCCCGTGTCGCCGGAGGCGAGCGAAGAGGTGTCGAGCACAACCTGAGATCCCGGCGGATTGTTCAGGTTCAGCAGACGCAGGCTCCCGCCGCACGCCCACAGGGCGCGGTAGGTGAGGTTCACGGTCGTCACAACCCCGGTGCCCGCATCGGTCGTGGACTCGACGACGGTGAAGTCCTTTGTCACGTCGCCCGATGCGGTTGTCGATCCGGTGCGAGTGACCAAGCCACTGCCCGAGGTGTAGTTGTAAGTGACGCTGGTAGTGCAGTCGAGCCAGAGACCCGTCCCCGGATTGAACCGAGAACAGCAGCACTTGCGACCGACCGGGATGTTGAAGTTCCCTCCGAAAACGCCGGTGATCCGCTCGGTGTAGTCGCACCGGAATGAAACGCCGGGAAGCGTGCCGCCCACCTTCCCGCACTTGCAGCAGCTTTGCGGCGGCGCGTAGGACGTCACCTGGGCCGGGCCGGGGATGGTGACGATCGCCGCGCCACCGGGCGGCGTGTAATCGACGCCCTGACGCACGCACCGGGCACACGTCCCGTTGGGCATTTGGCCCATGATGATCCGGCCCACGGTCCAAGTCCATCCCTCAACGCCATCGGACGGGACGGGGTAGTACCCGACATCGGGATCTCCCTCGATGTGCTGGCACGCGCAGCAGCGAACGTGCGTGCCCGCACCGCAGCAAGTGCAGAGCAAACGCTGCCCGAGAGCGTTCATCAGAATCGCCCCCGATGCGCTGGCGAGCTTCATCAGCAGGACTCCACAAACGGCACTTCATTCGCGTCGTAGAGGTGCAGGACGGCGGACCCGTCGTAATAAGCCTGTCCGATCGAGCGGGCGGACGGGGCGGAGTATTTGCCCGTGGCGGTTCGGCGAAGCTCAGGGCTCATGCTTGTGCCGAGCGAGACGTTGTTGAGGTCTTCGACCGTGTAGGTGAACGTGCAGGCGGTGGTCGCGTCACCCGCGGCGCCGCCCGTCTGCGTCACCTTCACCGCAAAGAACTGGCCCGGCATCACGTACTGGAAGCGATACCGCGGGGTGGGCACACCCGAGACATCCTTGTACCCCACGAAGATCATCACCACGCGCGAGCCGATCGGCACGCCGTTGAGCCCGTAGACCTCCTCAGCGTTCAAGGTGCCCGTGGTGTTCTGCGGGTCGTCCTGCAAGAGACCATCGGAGTCTCGCGGGGTCATCCGCCGCCACGAGTATTCGCCAGCCGTCCGGCCTGTGATCCGCGCCCAGAACGAGAGCGGGAAGTCACCAGCCGAATCGCCTCCGCCCGACGCGTTGAGAAGCGAGCGCTCGACCGCCTTGGTCGCCCGCGCGACTCGCTTTGCGCCGTCAGCAGAGAATCCGACCGCTTGTGCGCTCATGGTTATGGCAGCCCGAAGACGGTGAAGTCCAGTTCCTCAGAGACCTCGAAGGTGAGCGTTGCGGGCGCGTCGTCGGGGTTCGGCTTCTTGGCACCCGCACCGTCGAGCGGCCACGGGCGATCGACCGGTAGACCATTGGCGAGAATCTGATCGCGCTTCTTCGGCGTGCCCGCGATGAGCTGGTTGTACCCCATGTCGGCGACCTTCACGCGGAAGCCATCGAACCGGGCCTTCAGCGGATAGCGCACCTTCCAGTAGGTGGTCCCGTTCTCTTTGATCTTCTGGGCGTTGATGATGCCCATCTTGAGCTGACGCGCGGAGAACGAAACGCCGATGATCGTGATGCTCGAATCGTTGATCGCGTGCTTGTACTGGGCGGCGCGAACCACGTCGAACGAAGACTCGTTGCGGGTGATTTCGATCGTCAGGTCGCCATCTTCCTTCTGGAGAAACGTCTCGAAGGGGTCGCCCGCAGAGTTGACGATCGGCTTGCCGTTACGATCGAGGAAGGTGTCCGCCGTGATGGTCTCGCCGCCGACGCTGATCTCCGCCGGCCGCGTGAGCGGGTTGGGGTCGAGCGAGCCCGAGCCGACGACAGTCTCATAGGTCAGTTCCACCTGGAACACCCACTTCCCATCGGCGTTCCTCTGCATCATGTTCGCCTTCAGCGAGGCGGACGACACGAACGCATCGGCATCGTCGGGGTGCGCGTCCCCAAGGCTGGGCACCGCGTCAACGCCGTCTGTTGCCCCATACAACGCATAGGGAGAAGCGACGTTCTGCGTGCAGGTGACGAGGAAAACCCTCTTGTGCGATCGCTGGCCCGTCTTCACTTCGGAAGAGGACATATCGGTGAGTTCGCCGACTTTGACGACGGTGAGGGGCATGGGTTACAGGGGTTGAACGGCCAGCGCACCGGCCTTGGTGTTTTCCTTGATCTGGGTCAGGAGTGAGTTTGAAGTCTGGGTCGCGGAGAGCTGGCGCTGGGCGTAGGTGAGCGGAGCCTGCCCGCCCTGGTACTGGAGGAGTTGGGCCTGAGCGGAGCCAGCCAGCAGCAGCCCCGCACGCTGCTCCTTGCCAAACCCGAGCGACTTGGCCTGATCCGCGGCGTACTTGGCCGCGTCGGTCGCGGAGAGGTTGCCGAGGCGAACCGCGTCATTGATCTTCGCCAGCATCTCGTCGTATTTGTCGAGCGGGGTCTTGATCGCGTCCCGCACCATCTTCGATGTCTTCAGTGCGTCTTTTTCACTGAACAAACGGGCGGCGTCGTCGAGCTGTCGCTGAGTCGCGCCAAGCTGAATCATCTTCTGGTTCAGGTTGTCCAGTTCAGTGAATGCCAGACTTGAGATTTCGTCCTGAAGCCCAGAGAAGATGTCATCTAGCGCCTTGCCCGCCTTCAGGATTTCCGTCTGGTTGAAGAGCGACTTTGCGAGGTCGATTTGTTCAGCGGTCGCGCCGAGCTTTTCCAGCTTCTTGATCAACTGGTCTAGATCGTCACCGCTCGCCTTCGTTACGTTGTCGCGCAGGCCCTTGATGACATCGTTGATTTCGCCGAGGTGGTCGATCACGGGCGGGAGGGGCGGTCCCATCTGATCGCCCTTCTTCTTGGCCGCGTCGTTCGCCGCCTTCATCGCCCGGAAGAGCCACGAGGTGATGTTCTGGGCCGTGTTCGCAACCGAGGCATCCTTGAAGCCCTGCTCGAACTTCTGCTGCATCTTGTTCAGGCGACGGAGATCGCTTTCCATCTGATCGACGGCGGCTTTCATGCCCTTCGCCCAGCTATCGGGGGCAGCGCCGACCTTGGCCATCCACTTCACGATGTTCTGGAGCGTCTTCAGAAGGTCGAGTTCGAGTTCTCCGATGTAGATAAGGCCCGGAGTGACGTGCTGAGCCACACCGAAGAATGCGTACTTCACGGTGTCCCATGCGTCGCCGAGCCATTTCACAACATCGAGAACGAGGCTCACCCCATCCTTGACCAGCTTCGTACCTCGGTCACCCTCCGTCGCCCACGCGATGATGTCGTTGATGGCCTGCGTGACGTATGGAGAAAGCTCCACCACGAGCGTGTTGACCAGGCCGCTGATCATCGCCATCAGTCGCGTAAATGCGTCGTTCGCTTGCTCAACCTTGGCGGCATCCGTACGCGAGACCGCGAGGCCGAACTTGTTGGCCTCCTCAGCCATGCCCGAGAGCCCTTCGCTCCCCTCCTGAAGCAGCGGAAGCAATTCCTGTCCGCTCTTTCCGAAGATCGCGGTGATGTCGGCCGCACGCTGGTACGGGTTCTCGACCGCCTTCAGCGCGTCGGCGAGTTGCATGAAGGTTTTCTGCGGGTCTTGGGCCGCGAGCTTGTTGAAGTCGAGCCCGAGGTGAGCGAATGCGGCCTGAGCTTCGGCACCGCCATTGGCCGCTTCGCCCAGCGTCTTGAGCATCTTCTCCAGCCCGCCGGTCAACTGCTCATTACTCACGCCCGAGAGCGAGGCCGCGTACCCGAGTTCGGCGAGCGCCTGCGTGCTGATCCCCGTTCGGTCGGACAGCTTCGCCATCTGGTCAATCACTTCGGCCTGATGGACGCCCATCTCGAACATGGCCTTGCCCGCTTCGAGTGCCGCGCCGGTGATCTTCTCGACGATGCTCAGCACGCCCGCCGCCGCCCCGCCCGCAAGCCCGCCGATCAGCGCGGCACCTCCGAGCCCCCCACCTCCACCGCCCGAGCCCGCCTTCTCCGTGCGGGCTTGGAACTTGTGGACCGCCTGCGTCAACTGCGTCAGCGTGTTCAGCAGCGGGTCACCGTCGCCGGTGATCTTCACGTTCAGATTGCCGATCGTGGTGCTGCTCATGGGGACGCTCGGTTACTCATCATCGCGGCGAGGTCGCGGAAGATTTGCTTCTGATCCTCGATGCTCTGGACTTCCGGCTCGGACACTCGGGCGAGGCCGCTCACGAACGGCATGAGGTCCGCGGGCTCAACCGGACGGCTCTTCGACGAATCTCGGAAGGCGTTCACGACCGCGCACGTGAGCGAGCCGATCAGCAGGTCGAGCCGCTCCTGGCCGATCGGTGCGATGGAGTCGAACGCCTGCCACTTGGTCAACTCCGACGAACTCATTTCGCGGTCGAGTTCGGCGACCGTCTTCCCGAGGTGACTGGCGAGCCGGAAGCGGAAGAGTTCTTCCGGATCGCTGACTAGTTTTTTGCGGCCTGCTCAACCTGCTCCGACCCGATTCCGTTGATCTCGACGATCCGCTTGAAGACCTCGTTGAAGCCCGCCGCCGCCGCCTGCCCAGCCTCGCTGAACACACGCTCCAGGTCGGCATCGGTGAACAGGGGCTTGCCCTCTGCGTCGATGCACGAATGAGCCACGGCGTACTTGAGAGCCGCGGTGCCCGCAAGCGGGTCGCCCGCCTCGGCCTTCTCTTTTGTCGCCTTGGCGATGGCGAAGAACTCGGCCCGCTGGAGCGAGCTCCATTCGCGGATCGTGACAGACTCCCCCCAAGCCTCGACGGTGAACGTCGAGGTCTTGAGGGGGTATTTCGACAGCAGCGTGTCTGCAAAGCCCATGTGTTCTCCGAGAGCGCCGATGCGCCCGATGGGGGGTGGTTGACCGGACCAATCGACGATTAGGCAGCCTCAGTGAACGTCGGAGCGCCGCTGAGCTTGAGCGTGAAGGCGAACGGGCAGATGTCGCCGACATCGCCGGTGCCAGCATCGACGCTCGTCACGATGCCCTTCATCACAACCTTGGTGCCATCGGGCCACTGGATGGTCCAGTCGTCCGTGGTGCCGAGCTTGGCGAGCACCAGGGCGCGGTTCGCCGCGGCCCCGTTGATGAGCCAGCCCTCGATCGACACCTCGCCGCCATCCTTGAGCGTCGGCGTGAACTGACGCCAGCCCGAGGGCGAGTCGTTGTCGGTGGTGTCCTGCGTGTCGGCCTTCGGTGCGAAGCCGCTGATCTTCTTGACGTGCGCTACGAACGTCGGGGTAGCGCCATAACCGATCTTCGAGCCGTAGGCTGACTGGGGGACGGTGGGGGCGGGCATGGGTGGTCCTTTCGATTACGTGATGGCGGTGTACCAGCGCGTGGTGAAATACATGACTTTGGCGATCTTCTGGCGGTCCGATCCATCGACCGGTGCCGAGTCTTCGTAGTTGGCCGATTCAAGCCTAATCGGTGCCTCTCCCTGCGTGGGTTCTGCCAGCACGAGCGCGGCCCGCAGCGCGTGCGCGATCGTGCCGATTTCGTCGATATTCCGCGCGTCGTGCCACACCTTCACCTCGAACGCGATCTCGTCAAAGAACACGTCGGCCTTGATGTTGTTCGTCGGCGTCTGGTTCGTGAGCTGGTACGTGATGTAGGGGAATTCCACACCCTGCGGTACCGTGATGGGGAACACGCGGTCAGCGATCTTGCTGTTCACCTCCGCCGTCGCGGTGGCGATCGTGCGGAGAAGGTCACCAAGCCGGAACTCTGGGGCGATGACGCTCATTTCTTGGCCTTTCGCGCCAGCTTGGCGGCTTCACGCTGGATGCCTTCTGCGATCGCCGTCTCCAAGGTGCTCCGAGCCGACGCGCGGTGGGCGTTGTACGCGGGGCGCATGAACGGATGCGCGCGGCTCCGCTTGGTGCCATACTCCACCAGATGGGCGTAGAGCGTCGGAAGCACCTTCCGGGACTTGGTGGAGCCCTTGGGGGTGTAGACGCCTCCCATCTTGCGGCGCGGCCCCAGGATGGCGATAACCGCCCCACTCTTCAGCGTGGCGTTCTTGATCCCGATCGACTTGGCGAGCAAGCCCGAGCGACGGACACCCGCGAGGTTGGACTTTGCGGTCCGGGCCATCGGGCGACCGGCCTTCATCACCGCGCCGCGCAGGATGCGGCGCTGGACGGCGGGCTTGAACTCGTTCAGCATCGCCGACAGCTCGATCGCCCCGCTGATCTTCACGTCCGTTTTCACGGCTTCACCTCCACGCACTGGAGGAAGTGACCGCGCTTGCGTTCGTCGCTGTTCTGCTTGCCCTCGATCTCCAGCACGCGGCCAGAGAATCGGAGCTGGTCCTTTGCCCGGATGCTCGGGTTGTTGTTGATGAGGACCGTGATCTGGTTGAGGCTCAGCGTCTGGTCCGCGTCCACGATCTCCGAGCCGGCCCGTTCCTTCACGCTGATCCAGACGTACCCCTGAAGTGCGAACGTCACCTTCATCGCACCGGAGGCCGATGGGGTCTCCAGCGGTCGCCACCAAGCGGCCTTGATGTCGCGCCGTCCGGCCGGGAACTGCATTACCCGATCTCCGTGAAGCGTGCGAGGTCCAGCGCCCGCATGAACTTGGGCGCGTCGCTGAGCTGGTCCGGGGTCTCCGCCTCGCGGTTGGCGTACATCGCACCGACCAGCTCGCGGACAACCTGCTTGCAGAGCGGGAGCATGGAATCGGTCCCGAAGCTCACGTCGAGCGTGATGGCGTCGATGCGTGAGTCCACGCCTGGCCAACTGAAGCCCGGCACGGGCGCGATCATGGGCGGGCAGCAATACTGCCCGACCACGAGGCTGGTCCCGGCGTTCACGGTCTGCTGGGTGCCGTTGAGCCAGTAGGTGAGGGCCACCACGCCCGTCAGGTTCGGGTGAGGCAGGACGATCGGGTCTGATCCCGTGGGGAACTTGGCGAACGTCGCGCGGAAGGTGCCGGGCACGATCCAGCGACGGGTGTATCGCTCGACCCAAGTCTGAGCCGCCTTGATCTTCTCCGTCACGTCGGTCTGCTCGGCGCTGTCAGCCGCGATCGTGTCGTCGATGCGGAGATGCTGCGCGGCGTCCGCGAGGGTGATGACCGTCCCGCGTCCGCCGCCGCCCGTGATGTCGTAGAAGGTGAGGCCCATTACTTGCGCTTGTTCGCCTTGGGTGACTTGGCGGTGGAGGGTGCGGTCTCGTCTTTGGCCGGTGCTTCGGGCTCGTCCTTGGCGGGCTCAGGCGGTGCCGGTGTTTCGGGCTCGCTCGGAGGCGTGGCGGGTGCATCCGGGGCCGCGGGCGGCTCTGTGGGTGCGGGAGGTGCGTCTTTGGCGGGCTCTTCGGCCTGCTTGGTCTCTTCAGCCGCTGGAGCGGGCGGCTCGGTGGCCTCTGAAGCGATCAAGGCGACGGCGGGGCCGTCCTGATCGGTGGCCTTCTCAGCGTGCCCAGAGGCGATCCAAGACTGGGCCAGAGCATCCGGAGCGTCGTAGACGAAGCCCGCGACGACGGAGAAGTTTGTGCCACACCCAGAGAAGAGAGTTTTGATCTTCATAAAGACCGCCCAAGCCGTTGGGCTGGGGCGGTTGAGGACTGCGGAAACAAGCCGGGTTACGGCTTGATGGTCATGTACTGCACGGCCGCGGCGTCGGCGAGGATCGAGTCGTACCGAGCCTGCACCTGGAAGCCGATGCGCGGGCGGTAGAGCTCGCCGTAGCGGATGATCTCGATGCCACCCGCCTGGCGGACCATGAACTTGCTGAAGTCGCCGAACAGAATCGCCTTGCCGCTCGCGGCGAGCGTCTTGGGGAGCTTCTGATTGATGACGACCGGGAATCCGTTGATCGTGAAGTTGTTCGGGCCGTTGCCGGGCTGAACGATGTAGCGGCCCGATGCGTCCTTCAGCGAACGCACGATCGACAGCACCGGCATGCTCATCATGTACTGAGCGTTGGGCAGGTACTTCGGTTCGATGTTGCCTTCCTGCTTGATGAAGTCATCGAAGCCGAGGGTGAGGCTGGCGGCGGTCGTGATGCCCGCCGTCGCATCGGGAACGATACCGCGAGCCGAGCCAGCAGACGAGTTGTTCGTCATGTCGGCGTTGAGCTTGTCGGCCACGCGCTCAGTCGAGAGATCGACCACGAGAGCACCGAGGTCAAACTCGTTGTCCTGGAGCATTTCCATGGAGAGCTTGACGACGCCGCCTTCGTAGGTGTACGCGCTCAGCGACTTGTTCGCCAGCGACGGGTCGCCGTTGCTGCCGTTGGTCGTCGAGCTTTCAGCACGCACCGAGCCCGTGTTGGCCGTGTCGTCCACGGTGGGGATCAGGAACGGGTTGCCCGTGGCCGTCTGCTTGAACCACACGTTGGCGTTCATGACACCATTGACGGTGCGCATCGTCCTGACGTACTGGCCGTAGAACTCGTTCGGGCCGACGCCACCGGTCTGGGCCGTGGTGAGAAGGTCACGGTTCTCACGCTGGCGGCTCATCACCTCACGAAGCTCTTCCGCCGAGGGAGCGGCGATGAACATTCGGTCGCGCTGCTCAAAGCCGCTGCCGCTGAAGCAGAAGTCCTTGATCCGCTCGCGGAACTCCTTCGCGTCGTACTTCGGCTTGGGCTTGGCGCGAGTCTCGCTCTCGTCTTCCAGCCCCTGGCCCTTGAGCTTGCCGGCGAGGGTGGCATCGAGAGCGCCACGAGCGCGAAGCTCGGTCTCGATCGTCTCCAGCGCCTTCTGGTGTTCGCCGATCTTGGTGATCTCGTCGGCGGTCAGCGAACGCTTCTCCGACTCGCCCTTGAGGGCGGTCAGCGCGTCGTGGATCTTGGTCTTGTCTTCGTACAGCTTCTTGATCTGAGACATGGGTTTGCCTTTGTGTTTGGGTGCTTTGGGGAACGTCCGGGGCTGGTCAGCAACGGCTCCGCTGGCCTCGGGGTGTTTCAGGTGGGGATGGGGAAGCGAGAGCCCGCAGACATGGCGATCAGAATCGCCAAGCGGTCACGCTGGCGGCGCTGCTCGTCGTCGGCTTTGGGTTCGGGCTTGGGCTCGGGCTTCTTCAGGTTCTCGGGCACCTTGGCGCGGACCGACACGAAGGTGTCGGGATAGGCCGGGAAGGTGACGACGCTGATCTCGATCAGCTCAGCCTGGAGCACTGTGCGGGTGAACGTGCCGTCGAGGTTGTCTTTCCAGTTCTCTTCGACGCAGCAGAAGCCGAAGCTCATGCCGCTCACGTCGCCGCGCTTGACCAGCTCGAGCACATCGTTCCCGGCTGTGGTGTTCGGGAGGTCGATCTCGAACCAGAGGCCGGTCGCATCCTCGCCCAGCCGGAGCGTGCCGGAGGTCGTCCGGCCCAAGACCATCTCGTCCTCGTGGTTGAAGAGCGCCCGGACATCCGGGTTGTCCTTCAGGCTCTGAGCGAACGCACCCGGGGCGATGTACTCCGTCACGTCGTACATGGGCTCGCTAGCAGCATTGAACACCACCGCGTAGCCCTTGAGGGTCCGGCTTGTGCCTTGGCCGTCAGCTGCCGCCCTCACCTCGATCTTGCGCGCAGTGATCGCGTAGAGCGGGGCCTTGGGGCCGGTGGATCGCTTGCTGTACTGGTGCATGGGCGCTGCTCACACGGGCGAAGGGGTCGGATCGAGCAATTTGCTCAGTTGTCCGATTACCCTACCCGTGAGCATGCGTGCGCTGTGATCTGCTGCCTCGGGGACCGCGACCTTCATCCCGAGCTTTGAGACTTCGGCCCGGCGCTCGGTGTCTGACGCGAAAACGCCGACCGCCGCGTCGAGCAAGCCGGGGACCGCACCCGTGCCCATCGCCGCCTCGATCGAAACGATGAGGGGCTCGAGTTTGGCCTTGCGAATCTCCGCTTCCTTGGCATCGAACGCCGACCAGAACGCCGCCGCGTCGGTCGATTTCACCCCGTCCCGGTTCCATGCGTTGTACTCGCGCACCAGCAGCGTGCGGTACATCGCCTCCAGCGCGGGAGCGAACGCCCGGACAGTGGACGCGGGATCGGCGGGAGCCGCTGGCAACGCCTTGGGATCGGGCGTGGAACCGGCCTCCACCATGTTCGATGGCTGGAGGTAGATGTCGCCGTTGGGAATCTTCGGCAGGTTTTCCATCGTGCGGATGTCGTTGACATCCAAAAAGCCCCACTGACGGCCGATCGCGTAGGACTCGTAGCGGCTCTTCATGTCGCCGCGCAGCATCCCATCGACATCAAACTCGGGGTAAACCGTGTCGCGGTCCTTGTCCGAGATGAGCTTGCGGCTGATCTCCGCCTCGATCGCCCGGATGTGCGGGAGAAGCGTGTGCTTCACGTACTCAAGCGACTGGTGCTCGATGTTCGAGAAGGTCGCGCGGTCGAGCGAGCCCACCATGTGGAGCGGCATCCGGAACAGACGCGCGATCTCTTCCACCTGGAACTTGCCGGACTCCAGAAGCTGAGCGTGCTCGGGCGAGATGCCCATCTGCTCGTACTTAGCGCCCGCGTCGAGAACCATCGTCTTGTGCCAGTTGGCGACTCCACCGTGCGTCATCTCGAAGCTCTTGCGGACGTTCGCCATCGCTTCCGGGCTCACCCCATTCGGGAATGTCACCACGCCGCCGGGACGCGCGCCGTTGGCGAAGAACGCCTTGCGGAACTTGTTCGACGACACCGCCGTGCCGATGACCTCCTGATTGATTTCAAGGGGGTTGAGCCCCATGATGCCGTTGAAGCTGAGGCCGCTGACGACGTGGAAGACCTCCGACTCTTCGAGGTAGACCATTTCGGACCCGATGAACGTCTGGTATTTCTTCTCGCCGTTGACGATGATCGCCTTGGTGCGGTCGGGCAGCAGCAGCGAAAGAGCACGGGGGCGACCGTTGGGGTACCGCTCGATGTAGGCGTAGGCGTTCCACCATGCCAGCATGTGCGAAACGAAGGTCGTCCAGAACGTGGTGCCCGTCTGCATCCCGTTCTCGTTCCACTGGAAGACGTTCGCCAGCGGGTGGTCGTTGGCGATCGTGCGGCTTCCGTCCTGGTCCTCGCGGTACAGGCGGCGCGGCAAAGCCCCGATGTCCTGCGAGATGTTCCGCACGCAGGCCATGTAGGTGGAGATGCCCGTCGCGTCTTTTTGCGATGGGCTCCCGAAGTCAGACATCCCGCCGAACCACCCCGCGTTCACGCTATAAACGTCGGTGTTGCCGAACAGGGTTGAGAACGCGGCTCGCGCCCGCTTGAGGATGCCCATTGTTTGCTCTCAGCCGATCGGTTCAACAGGGCCGGACTCGTAGATCGAACGCATGGGGCCTCCGTCGTTTTTCATCGCCATAGCGAGGCCCATGATGCACGCCACTACCCCGTCGATCTTACCTTTGGACCTCTTCTTCGTGGGTTTTACATTGCCCGCCGCGTCGGTCTCGACCACCGTGTTCGAGACGTTCCATCGCAAAACCGGGTGCCCGGCGTGCCGGAGCTTGCCCGCGATCACCGCCCGCTCGAACTCCTTGGACGCGGGGCTCATGGTCTGGAAGCCCTGGCGGAACTGGACCACGTTGAACCCGTCGCCGGTGAGCTGGGTCATGATCTGCGAGGCGTTCCACGGGTCGCCCGCGACCCCCTTGATGTTGTACACCTTCCCGAAGGTCTCTTTGATCCTCGCCCGAACCTTGTCGTAGTCGGTGATCTCGTCCCCGGTCGCCTCCATGTGGCCCTGCTCGACCCACAGGCGATACGGGACACCCGTCCGCGCTTCCTTGTCCGCGATCGACAAGCCGGGGAGCCAGTAGTGCATCTTCACCCAGTATTCGGTCTTCCCGTCCTCTCCCGGCCGCGGGAAGATGAACGCCGCCGCCGAGTGGTCGCTGGTCGAACCAAGGTCCAGCCCGACGAAGCAATCAGCGCCCTGCAAACGCTTCTCGTCGAACGGAGCGCCGGCACGGTCCCAGCGGGCCATATCGAGCCACGGGTCATCGGCCTCGGTCCAGATGTTGAGCCTCAGGCGCAGGAATGACGACAGGGCCGAAGGGCTCTCCATCGCCTTCTTGCACTCGCGCTCCATGTCGGCCATGCTGAGGAAGTCGCCCAGCGCCGGGTTCGCCTTCATCCACGTCGTTGGGCTCTTCCAGTCATCGCGCTTGTCCGCCGCGTAGATCACGGGCAGCAGCCGCGGGTCGTCGAGAATCCCGTCCCGAACCTTCTCGGCCCGCTGCCATTGCTCGTAACAGACGCTCGTCTGGTCCGCGCCAGCGGTGGTGATGACCACGAAGAGGGGCTGATCCCGAGCGCCCTGGCTGTTGCTCAGCAGGTCGAAGAGGTCGCGGTTCTTGGCGCGGTGAAGCTCGTCATAGATCACGACGCTAGCGTCGATGCCGTCGGTGAAGTTCACGTCGGCGGACAGGGCCTTGTAGGTCGAGCCCGAGGGAGTGTGCGTGATGGTCTTCTTGGAATCGACCACCTTACACACCGTTCGCAGGTGCGGATCGGCCCGGATCATGTGGGCCACGGTCTTGAACACCAGCGAGGCCTGGTCTCGTGTCGCGGCCGCGGAGTAGATCTCCCCTCCAGCCTCCGGAATCCCGCACAGGAACAGGACCACCAGCGCCGCGATGAGCGTTGACTTCCCGTTCTTCTTCGGCATGGCGATGAACGCCTCGCGGTACAGACGGCTCTCCGGATTGGCCGGGTCCATGTGGGACACCAGCTTCCGGATGATGCTCTGCTGCCATGTGCGCAGGCGAAGCGGCTGGTTCGCACCCTTGCCCTTGTAGGTCTTCAAGGTCTGGAGGTAACGAACGCACCAGTCTCCGAGCTTGACGTTCTCGAGTGCGCTCATGCTTTGATCTTCAAGGCCCCGGTCGGCGCATCACCCAGCTCGGCAACGCTGTTCTCGCCCTCGTCCTTCGCCCGGCTCCCCACCACCCGCGTGCGCGAGGCCGGGGTAAGGCCAAGCTCGCTCCCCGCCTTCGCCATCCGTGCCCAAGCCGAGTCCCTGACCGAGACCGCGGGGTTCTTCACCGGGCCCTTCTCGCCCTCGATCACCGCCCCCTCCTTGGCGATCTTGCGCGTCATCGCCGCGAACTCGCTGACCGCATGGCAGTAGACCGCGAACGTCGCCCAGTCCGCCTGGGTCAGCACCTTGGACTTGACCAGAAGCGCCCCGGTCCCCATCCACTCCGTCCGGGCGATCTTGCCCTTGAGCCACGGCGGACACTGCGGGAGGCCCAAGGGGTACTCGGGCTCGGTTCCGTTCAAACGCTCAGGCTTCAGGGTGCCTTTTGCGGCCTTTACTGCGGTTGGGAGTGGGGTACGGCCCATATTTGATCCTAGATTCCGGGGGTTTTTCGCTGGGAACCCCCGACCCGAACGGCCCGAGGGGGCAAAACTCAAAATTCTGGGGGGAATTCGCGCGACGG